AAAATATTATAAGTAAGCAGTTCAACCGATTCGTTTCTAAAGAATTAAGGAAGATGAAAATATGAGTGTAAGAGAAAATATAGCATCAAATTTACTAACTGTTATTGGTAACATATCTAGCCCTATAACAATTAAGAAAGCTACAAGACAACCTTTTCCAATAGACGAATTATCTGAACAACAATACCCAGCAGTAATAGTACAAACATCAGAAGAAAATAGAGATGATTCTGAATTAGGTTCAGGTGCTAAGACAAGACACGGAACTATTGATTTTGTTATATCAGGATTTGTTAAAGGTGCAGAAGCTAATATAGATACTAAAAGAAACGAATTAATCACAGCAATAGAAACTGCTGTTGAAACAGATATTACTAGAAGTGGTAATGCGTTAGATACACAAGTTATTCAAGTTGAAACTGACGAGGGTTCTTTATTCCCTGTTGGTGGAATCAGAATGACGATTAGATGTATGTATGAATATCAATCAGGAACACCATAAGGAGTGAACAATGGAAAGAATACTAAATAAGATACAAAAGAAAATAGACCAAATAGAGAAATTACACGACAAAGAGTCTTTATTGTGTGAAGAAGTCAAAGACCTTATTGAAGAAATAAGAGAGGATAATGTAGAGGAATCTATTGAAGCTGATGATTTAGATGATGAGGAATTTGAGGAAGATATTGACGAGGACGAAGAAAACAAATAAAAGTAGATATTATGGCTAAAGATATAAAACTATATAAAGGTAATTCAGAAGTAATTGTTAATGAAACAAATCTTGAATATTTTGTAAGTCTAGGTTATAAGCAAGACAAAGAAGTAAAAGTTAAACCAAAAAAGGAAAATAAAAAATGGCAACACATCACGGAAAAGAAGGTGTAGTTACAGCTGGTGGAACAGCAGTAGGTGAATTAACTTCATTTACTCTTGAAACAACAGGTGACGTTGTAGAGGATACAGCATTAACTGATGCAACTAAATCATTTGTAGCTGGAAGAACATCTTTCTCAGGAACTTTAGAAATGCATTTTGATGAAACAGATACACCACAAACAAGTTTAGTTGCTGGTGCAACAATCGCTTTTATTCTATTACCTGAGGGTAATGCAAGTGGCGACAGAAGCTTTGCTGGTTCAGGAATTGTTACAGGAATGTCTGTAAATAATACTATGGACGCAATCGTTTCAAGAACTGTTACTTTTCAAGGTACAGGTGCATTAACAATAGGAACTGTATAATTCTAATTTATGTCAGTTATTGATATTGCAAAATCTCATTTTGAGAATTTAGGTACACAATCTATTGAAGTACCTGAATGGAAAGATGAAGATGGTAAGCCAACTGTTCTTTATTGGAATCCTATAACTTTAAGCGAAAAGAATAAGCTATTAAGAAAATCTGATAATTTAAATGATGTCAGTTTATTAGCTGATGTTCTCTTAATGAAAGCTTTAGATAAAGATGGAAACAAAGTATTTAAAGCAGAAGATAAACTAGCATTAATGCACAAAACCGACCCTGATGTCCTGACAAGGATTTCGACTTTAATGGTTCAAGCACCCTCTATTGACGAGTTAAAAAAAAAATAAAATCAACACCTGAAATTAAGAATTTACTTGTAGTCGCAGATAGATTAAAAATAAGTTTATCTCAAATTTTACAAATGGAAGTTTGGGAGTATAATCATTGGGTATCTTATTTAATGATAGAACAAGAAGAACAAGTACAAGCTATGAATAAAGCAAAACACAAATAATGGCACAGAATTTAAAAATAAATATAACAGCACAAGATAAAACCAAACAAGCTTTAAGTGGTGTTAGAGGTAGATTAGCTGGTTTAAAGAGAGCAGTATTTTCAGTTCAAGGTGCTTTAGTTGCATTAGGTGGTGGTCTTGCTATTAGGTCTATTATAGGCACAGGAAGAAGCATTGAAGATTTACAAGTAAGATTAAAACAATTATTCGGCAGTACACAAGAGGGTGCAAAAGCTTTTGATGTTATGGCTAGATTTGCTGGTAGAGTTCCGTTCTCACTAGAGCAAATTCAACAAGCATCAGGTAATCTTGCTGTTGTAGCAACAGACGCAAACCAACTATCTAAAATATTAGAGATTACAGGAAATGTTGCATCAGTAACAGGATTAGATTTTGCAACAACAGCAGAACAAATACAAAGATCATTTGCTGGTGGTATAGCTTCAGCAGATATATTTAGAGAAAGAGGTGTTAGAGATTTATTAGGATTTAGTGCTGGTGCAACTGTTTCGGCAGAAGAAACAATAAAAGCTTTTGAAAAAGTATTTAGTAAAGGTGGAAGATTTGGAAAAGCAACAGATGAATTAGCAAATACCTTTACAGGTACTCTTTCAATGTTAGGAGATAAATTATTTAACTTTAAAAGAGGAATTGCTGGAGAGGGTTTTTTTGATGAACTAAAAAAAGAATTTAAGTCTTTAAATAAATTTATAGAGGAAAACGCAAAAGAATTTGAAGCTATTGGTAAAGCAATAAGTAAAGTTTTAACTCTTGCAGTAAAAGGTTTTGCTATGGCAATTAGAGGTGTAGGAATAGCAGTAGGATTTATAAGACGACAAATAGAAAATTTACAAAGACTATTAGGAAAAGATGTACCTCTAGTTGTAGAAATAGAAAAAGTACCAAAGAGCATTGAAGAAGCAAATGTAAAATTAGGAAAACAACAAACTTTGTTTGAGAAAATTGCAGAGGGTATAAAAAAACAAAATGATGCTTTTGATTTATCAAAACAAATTACATCACAAATTAGTAAATCTGTATCAGGAGTTTCAAGATCATTAGCTGAATCAATTATTTTAGGTAAAGAATTAAACGCAACTTTGCAACAACTTGCACAAAATATATTAGTAGAGATATTAGCAAAAACAATAGAAAGACTAGCATTGTTAGGTATAGAAAAAACTATTCAAATTATTTTAAACAAAAGAGAGTCTGATAAAAACAATCTTATTAGACAACAAAATGCTAACTTAAAACAACAAATTGCACTACAAGCTATGCTTATGGCTATGGGTGGTGGTGGTGGTGGGGGTAATGGTGGATTATTTGGATTCTTTGCAAGTGGTGGTTCAGTACCAAAAAACAAACCTATTGTAGTAGGAGAGAATGGTGCAGAATTATTTATACCAAATCAAGCTGGTCAAATTACACAATCAGCAAGAGGAACAGGAACAGGAAGTGTCAATGTTAATTTTACAATTAATGCTGTTGACGCAAGTGGAGTAGATAAATTATTAATTGAAAGACGAGGAACAATATCAAGAATCATTAATGAGTCTGTTAATGAGAGAGGAAGAAATAGTATAATATAATGTCAGGTGCTTTCCCAATATCAAATGCAAAATTTGGAACTTTAGGAATAAAGTCAATACAGAATACTCTTATCTCGAAATCAGATAGTGGTAAAAGATTAGTTCGTCAAATAGATGGTCAAAGATTTGCTTTTTCAGTTCAGATTGTTACAGCAACTAGATCAGATGTTTATGGAGAACTAATGGCTTTTATTATGAAACAAAGATCAAGAAAAGAAACATTTACAATTATTCCACCTGAAATACAAAATGCTAGAGGTAATGAAACAGGAACAGTTTTAGTCAATGGTAGTCACGCAGTTGGAGATACAACGATTGCTATGGACGCACACCACAACGATAATCCACACGCATTTAAAGCTGGTGATTTTATTAAGTTCGCATCACATACTAAAGTTTATATGGTAGTTGCAGATGTACAAGCTTCTAGTAATGCTTCAACAGTAACAATAGAACCACCTCTTATAGCAACAGTAGCAGATGATTCAGTTGTAACTTATGACAATGTTCCTTTTACAGTTTATTTAACTTCTGATATACAAGAGTTCGGTGTAAGTGGTGTGTCTAATGATGGTGCATTATATTACGAATACCAATTTGACGTTGAAGAAGCTTTGTAATGAAATATTTAATTAAGCATTGGGCGACAGTTGATGTTCTAGCTGAAGAATTAGTTGACGAAAAAGATATTAATATCGTCAACAATAATCTAGGCAAATATGAAGAACCATCAGATAAAGCTATCATCAAAGTTTTAAATGTTAAAGTAAATAGGAGAACATACGAAGATGACAAGAAGTCTAACAACAGCAGTAAAGAACGAACTAGCGACTAACAATCTTAGACCTGTTCATCTTATTACAATCGGCTTTAGTACCCCTGTTAATATAACAAATTGTTCTTTTCCATTAACAAGTTCTGTATCAGGTTCTAGTGTTACTTATACTTCATCTAGCTTTATTATGGGTATTTCTGAATTTACAGAAGAAGTAGATATAACAAAAACATCTTTAAAATTAGGATTGTCAGGTGCAGATCAAACTTTTATTTCTACTTGTTTAAGTGAAAATGTTGTGAATGATAGTGTTGTTGTTTATCGTGGTTTCTTAGATAGTTCTAATGCTTTAATAGCAGACCCATTTCTTTTATATGATGGTCAGATAGATACTTTTGAAATATCAGAATCACAAACTGAAAGTAGTTTAATTTTAAATATTACTTCTCATTGGGCTAACTTTGATAAAAAAAGTGGAAGAAAAACAAATTTAACATCATCACAAAGATTCTTTAGTACAGATGTTGGAATGGAGTTTTCAGCACAAACAGTACAAGATATTAAATGGGGTCGATCATAATGAAAAATATTATAGAACTATATCAAAGGTTTTCTAAATATAAGAATAATACTTACCAAGAACTTTATCAGCATATAACACCATCAATAAATCTAAATCAATATAAAGTATTTCAAGATGAACAAGGAACATATGGTTTTGTTAATTGGGCTTTATTAAATGACACAACAGAACAACAATATAAAAAAACAGGTAAGTTAAATAAAGATAAATGGAATACAGGAAATAATGTTTGGTTGTACGATATTATAATTATAAGAAAAGCAAAAGAAGTTATGAGATGGGTTTATCATTATTTCAAAGATTATCTTAATGTTGACGAACCAATTAATTGGTTAAGACTAGATGAAGCAAATAATATTTATAGAGTATCATCTAAATATAAAAGGGAGTTTCATATCTAATGGGTGGTATAGTAGAAAAAGTAGTTGATCCAATAGTAAAAGTATTTAGTAAAGCAATATCTTGGCTAATACCTACACCTGATATTCCTGACTTTGGCCTTAATGAACCTGAAGATTTTGAAACAGGTGTATTACTTAATAAACAATCTAATGACGCAAATATTCCTGTTGTATATGGAGAAAGATTATTAGGTGGAACGAGAGTATTTATAGAAACATCAGGAACAGATAATACTTATTTATATGTTGCTTTGGTTTTAAGTGAGGGAGAAATAGATAGTATTCAGCAAATTAAAATAGATGATAAGGTTGTAACTTTTGCATCATCATTTTCAGATGGTACAGCAGTTGAAGTTGATAGTTCTGATAGTAATTTTTATAAAGGAGAAAGTTTAATTAGATTAGAACCTCATTATGGTTCAGACGGACAATCTGCTTCCACATTATTATCTACATTATCTTCTTGGGGTAGTAATCATAAATTATCAGGTTTAGCTTATGTTGCTGTTCGTTTTAAATGGAATCAAGATGTTTTTGGTTCTATTCCAAAAATACAAGCATTAGTAAGAGGTAAAAAAGTAGTTGCTTATAATTCTAGTTTAGTTGCACAAACAGCTTCTTATTCTACAAATCCAGCTTGGTGCTTATTAAATTATTTAACAGATGCAAGATATGGAAAAGGATTAGCAATAACAGATATAGATTTACAAAGTTTTTATGATGCTTCACAAGTTTGCGTTACGCAAGTTACACCTTATAGTGGGGGTAGTGATATTAATATATTTGATGCTAATGCTGTATTAGATACATCTAAAAAGATTATAGAAAACACAAGAACATTATTAAAAGGTTGTCGAGGTTACTTACCTTATACAAGTGGAAAATATAGATTAGTTATTGAAACAACAGGAAGTGCATCTATAACATTAAATGAAGATGATATATTTGGTGGTTATAGTTTAGCGAGTCCAAATCAAAACGATAAATATAATAGAGTTATTGTATCTTATGTTTCTCCTGATAAAAATTGGCAAGTTGACGAAGTACAGTTTCCACCTATAGATGATTCAGGATTACCAAGTGCAGACCAACACGCAACAATGAAAACTGCTGATGGTGGTTTTTTATTAGAGGGAAGATATGATTTTGGGCAAGTTATAACATCAACATATCAAGCTGAAGAAATGGCAGAAATTATATTAAGAAGATCAAGAGAAGCTATTAAATTAAATATAAATGCTGGTGGCCAAGCTTATGATTTAGCAATAGGAGATATAGTTAATATTACACATAGTTCATTAGGATTTTCAGCTAAACCATTTAGAGTTAATTCGTTATCTTTTAACGAAGATTTTACAGTAGGATTAAATTTAATTGAACACCAAAACTCACATTATACTTGGGCAACTAAAACACAAGCACCAACAGTACCAAGTACAACACTTCCAAATCCATTTGTAGTTCAACCACCAGCAAGTGTAACTTTAAC